CCTCGTGATTTCTTCTCATTGATAAGTTTAGAAACTATACGCAGATTCTTGGGTAACTCGATGGCGTATTATGCTGATGAAGCACGCACCCAAGAGGCAGGAAAACGCGTGGAAGGTACCGGCTCTAACCTTGTGTATGGGGTGAAGAGTAATAACCAGCCTCCTGTACTTGACCGTTCGCACTTAAAGAAAGAATATGTAATTCCGAAAGATACCTACTTTCAGTTTTACCTAACAGGTAAAGATGCTGAAAATGATACCATTACCTATATAGCTCACCAAGCAGATAGGCGGTTTTTCCCCTCTATCCCCGCCTATGTTGATTATGAGCTATTCTAGCCCTTCTTTCAGCAATCTTATGTCTTTCACTATTCCTCTAGCAAATGCACTTAGGTGGTCACTTAGGTGGTCCACTTAGGTAGTCAATACCGATAAATTTAGGTGGTCACTTAGGTGGTCAAAATGCGGTAATTCATTTGTCGTGATGATAGCCGTAGTACACAAAAAAGAGGTTAAAATGCTGATAAATAGCCTGAGTATGTGGGGGTAATACTCGTATTAAATAGCCGTAACGCCTTGATATTTAGCGGTTAGTCTATGCTATTTTCTCGTTATGGCTTGAATTAGCTCGCTAATCTGAGCCTCTTTCGTTCTGATTAGCTCTTCCAACATATCAATTGTCCGCTTCTGTGATGCTATCAGATGCTCTTTACTTGCTAATAAATCTTCGGCGAAGCCAACTGTGGGGGCGGATTGGTCTAGTGACGGCGTGTTATCCCCATGTCCTATGCGACTCCCGTGCATTGCAATTTTGACACTACCTCGATTCCCGATGACAGAATGGGTAATACTCTTGTCCGATAGCGAGGGGGGCTCACACAGCATCCCCCCCCTACCTGTAAGGAGCCACAGCGGAGATATATCAGGATAATTATCCGATATAGCAGTGAGCCATTTGCTCTGTATGTCTGAATTCTGGGCTATTGCCTTCCGTATAACTCCACTACTAGCCCCTATAGTTCGTTCGAACTGGGCAATGTTAGTCTCCTTGTAATCAATAATTTGAGATATTCGAGAGGCGATAGTGCTAGACATAAAATCAGAGAATTATCCTATTTCGCTTGCTTCGTCGGAAAATTATCCGTTACTTTGCAGTGTTGTTAAGACTTAACAACGTGTAAAGATAGACAGAAACCGATTAGAGACAATAATCACATGGCAACAACTATGCAACGACACATTGAAGTGGGTGCCGATGTCCGCAAGCGCATCATGCAGGAGCTGGACATCTCTGAGGGTGGGCTATCACTCGCCCTCAACTACAAGCGAGACGGAGAGGATGCAAAGAGGGCACGTGCTCTGGCTCTTGAGCTAGGCGGTGAGGTCTACTGCACCATACCAGAGTGCGAGACGATACACGACGCTGACGGGCAGATGATCCAGGTCTTCGGCAACGGCGCACGACTCATCATTGACAAGGGTAACAGCGAAGGACGCATTGAGCATAATGGGCGAGTAGTCAGTCTCTGCTACCACGTAACCATCAATATGCTTGATGGACTCCAGGCACTAGCCTCCAATCTCTAAGACCATGCTTCAGCACTACGGAAAATCCATGGTGATAGACCTTGCCGACCTCATTGAGGATCGACGAACTTCCGATAACCAGTCCGAGTGCTTAGCTCCCGTCATTGTCTATGCAAACTACCAAGCAATGGTTCGCAGAGGCAAAATTAAGGTTGTGCGTCAGGGTAAAGGCAAAGGCAACTCAGCGCTCATCGACTACGACAGCTTGCCCCGAGACCTCCGAGACAAGGTAGATCAGCGCATTGGGAGCGATGCCGTCCATGTAGCGGTACTCCGCAAGTGGTTCAGCGACCACTACCAGAGGGATCGCCAAGCTCAGGAGTACTATCCTAAGCGCCTGCGAGAGCTTAATCTCACCCTCTCTCTTGAGCGCATAGCCCAGCTGACAGAGGAGTACATCGTGAATGCGTCGGTACTACAGAGCGTACGGAGCTTGCAAGCGGACATACGCCTCTTGAAGCGAGTGATGGGAGGTAGCAAGAAGGTACGCTGGGAACAACTGGCGAGTGCTATCGGCTACTATCGTCAAGAAGTTGGGCATACGCTCCCACAGAGTGCCCCCCGCTTCAGGAAGGCTCTGCGAGATTTTGAGCAGAAGGGCTACGAAAGTCTCATAAGCAAGAAGTTCGGCAACCAACAGACTCGCAAGGTCGATCACGACACGCTCCGCCTCCTACTCGCCATCGACAACGATGACACCCGACCATACAATAGCACGGTGGCAGACCGCTACAATGACTTCGTCGAAGGCTCGGTAGCTATCTACAATCCCGAGACGGGTGAGCTGTACGACAATCGCCAGTACAAGCCCCTCTCCGCCTCTACGGTTGCCTTCTACCTCAATACCCCTGAGGCAAAGGCACTGCGAGGTAAGGTGCACGATGACTACCAGACGTGGCGAGGCAAGCACCAGCCCTATGTGATGCGTAAGCGCCCCACGATGTCCCTCTCGAAGATCTCCCTGGACGACCGAGACCTCAAGATCAAGGTTAACTGGAGAGAGCAGGGAGTTAGTGAGGTGGTCAGCCTGAAGATCTATGTGGCTTACGACTTGGCAAGCCAAGCAATCATCGGGTACGCCTTCTCGGGGAAGAAGCGCCACGACATCTTCATCGGCTGTCTACGCTCGACCTTCCGCACACTGCTTTCGCTGGGGCTTCCCTGCCCTCACGAGGCGGAGGTGGAACAGCATCTGGTCTCGGACTTCCGCACCTCTCTGATGGCGGATGGGGCACTCTTCCCTAAGGCGCTCTTCCTTGCCCCAGGGAACTCGCAGGCAAAGGGCGCTGAGCACTTCAATAGGCTCTTCAAATACACGATAGAGAAGGAGTACATCCCTAACACTGGTCGCCACTACGCTAAGCTTGAGGCAAACCAGACCAGCGAAGAGAAGAGCTTCGACGAGCATAACGACAGATTCAAGGTGAAAGCCTGGGCGTATGAGGATGCCGTCGCCTACTATGAGGAACTCATCTATAAGTACAACCACTCGCCACATAGCAACGAAGCGTATTGGGGCGGGCGCACCCGCTGGGAAGTCCTCCAGGAGTCAGTCAATCCCGAACTAGCGAGCATCGATGAGCATCGCTTAGCCGTCTTGCTCGGAGAGCATCGGGCAACCTCGGTGCGTCGAGGGTCTATTAAGGCGAACTACCGATCCTTCGCACTGTCGCCCGAAGCGATCGGTAAGCTGAAGGATCGCAACGGTAAGGTAGATGCCTACTGGTGGGAGCAGGAAGAAGGGCAGATGGATGAAGTCTACGTCTACGAAGGCGGGCGATACATTGAGACGGCTGTCGAGGTCGAACGCTTCAATGAGGCATCGATCGAGCAGACGACGGAGGATCGCAAGAAGCTACACGGACAGCTACAGCGTGTAAAGTCCTTCGACACCTATATCACGGAGCGTCTCCCTGGTAAGGCTCGCCTGCTGAAGGAAGAGACACACCGAATGCTTACTGACCTCGAGCCTCAAGAGGTGGTCACGCTACGCCGAGGCGAGGATGGTGAGCTCCACGACGAAAACGAAACAGAGGACTGGCTGGTGACCTCCCCCGAGGTGAATGACATCCGAGCAAGGGCGCTAGCAGACCTGTAAGAATAGTAATCGAACACGAATTAAATCAGATTAGAAATGGAGTACAACGGAAAAGACTACTGGACTCGAGAGGCGCTTATCGAGACGTTCGATGGAGTAGGGTTCAATGAACTGGACAAGGAAGGTGCCTTTGGTATCGCCCTATGCATCCCCGAGATCTACGATGGAATAGTCTACGACTTTGAGAGATTCAGCTCAAAAGTTAAGTCGGCACTGACGATGCAATCCTTCTGTCCCGACTAGCCATGAAGATGACGGTGGTATTTGAGCCCTGCTATATGTGGGATGATCTCAAGAGGGTCTTTGGCGAAGAACGAGCCAAGCGACTACGAAAGAGAGGCTCCTTTGGTAAGGCTTATAAGAGCGACAGCGGGGAGATCTACTTCGAGGAGAAGCAGTTCTCTCGGTGGGTGAAGAAACTAATCAAACGACAATAGAATGAAGAAGAAAGTAAAGAAGAAGGTGAGTACCGTTGTCTACTCAAAGGAAGGGCTTATATCTACTTTGGGGATAGACAAGTACAACGAACTGAACCAAAGCAACGAGTTTGGTCGGGAGGAGTCCTTCCTTAGCGGAGATATGCTCATAACCATCTACAGGGAAGCTCAATTCTCCGAAAACGCCCTAAATGCGCTACGCTATGCAACTAAGTAACGAACTCAAGGGGCGCACGCTCGAGGCAATACTCGCCGACCGTGCTAACTACCCCAGCGATAGCAAGCACGCTGTCGCCCTCGGCATCTCGCCCAGCGTGTACAATGTCTTGAAGAAGGGGAAAGTCGAGAAACAGCTTAGCGAGACTGCATGGCTGAGTATCGCCCGACGACTCAACGTGCCCCTGCGTGGCGAAATCGAATGGAAGGTTGCACCAACCGCCACCTTCGACTACGTCACGGGACAGCTGGAAGCGTGTCAGGAGCGAAGCCTCTCTGCCCTCCTCTGCGACCTGCCGAACATCGGTAAGACCTTCTCGGCTCGGCACTACGCTCGGACGCATAAGAATGTCGTCTACGTGGACTGCTCTCAGGTCAAGACGAAGGTTCGTCTGGTGCGACAGATTGCCCTTGGCTTTGGCTTGGAAGCCAAGGGAAGGTATGAGGAGATCTACGCTAACCTCGTCTACTACGTCAAGAGCCTCCACCAGCCCCTGATCATTCTCGATGAAGCAGGCGACTTGCAGTATGAAGCCTTCCTTGAACTGAAGGCGCTATGGAATGCGCTGGAGAACGTGTGTGGCTGGTATATGATGGGTGCTGACGGCTTGCGAGCGAAGATTGAGCGAAGCATCGACTGCCGAAAGGTCGGCTATACCGAGCTCTTCTCTCGCTTCGGGGATGCTTACCGTCAGGTGACACCGCTCGATGGGGAGGAACGCAAGACCTTCCTGATGCGCCAAGTGGTCGAGGTGGCAAAACTCAACGCCCCCGAGGGGGTGGATGCTGTTAGCCTTGCTCGAAAGTCGGGGAGCCTTCGTAGAGCTTACACCGAGATCGAGAAACTGAAACTACAAGCTGGGGCATAAGCTATGGAAAGAGCCTACTCACCTTCGGAAATCCTCAAGAAGAAGATCCCGAGCATCCCCTTTGAGGGGGTATGGCGTGACGCCTTCGGAGAGCCTGGACGTACAGGTGTCTGGCTCATCTGGGGAGAGAGCGCCAACGGTAAGAGCTCCTTTGCGATGCAACTGGCAAGAGAGCTGACTAAGCACGGTAAGGTAGCCTACAACTCGCTGGAAGAGTCCCTCTCCCTCTCCTTCCAAAACAATATGCGCCGATGCCGAATGGAGGAAGCTCGGGGACGCTTCTTAGTCCTCGATAGAGAGCCGATAGAAGCCCTTACCGAGCGCCTTAAGCGCCAACGCTCCCCAGACTTCGTCATCATCGACTCCTTGCAGTACACAGGTATGAACTATAAGGAGTACAAGAAGCTCAAGGAGCAATTCCCGAACAAGCTCTTCGTCTTCGTATCGCACGCCGATGGGGAGAAGCCCAAAGGGTCGACTGCTGTCAGCGTCCAATATGATGCGGACATGAAAATCCTAGTACAAGGCTACCGAGCGATATGCAAGGGACGCTTCATGCCTGAATCAGGTAAGCACTACAGCATCTGGGCAGAAGCTGAGGCGAAGTACTGGGGGCTTGAAACAAATGAAAATGAATCTCAATATTAACGTGAACTAAAAGGAACCGATGGACTACTTAATCGGAGCTACTCTCGGGGCAATGCTTCTACTGCTCTTTGCTGGCATCTCTACTCATAAGGATGAAGAAAAATCACAGGCACCGAGTGATGAGGACGAATCAGATTGTCAAAGCCGTCGAGAGGAGAATGCTCGACTGAAGAAGGAACTGAGTGAGCTCGAGGAATCTCATTCTTTTACGATAGCACTGTTTGAAAGAGCCTTGATAACTAATGCGAATAAAAGCAACGAAATCAAAGTGCTACTACAACAGAAAGAGGAACTCCAAAAGAAGCTCCTGGAGCAAGTCAATAATCAGACGAGAGATAGTGATGTCGAAGCGTAATTCTTATGCCACCTTCTATGCCCTCCTAGGGACGATGCCTGGTGCATCTAAAGAAGAACTAGTCTTGCAGTGGACAGGAGGACGCACCGAGTCACTACGGGAGATGACCGACGATGAGTACAATGCGATGATCAGAGATCTGAGGCGACAGGTAGAGTGCCTTGACGAAAAGCGAAAGGCACGCTCAGCAGTACTGAGGCAATTTCAACTATACGGGATTGACACGACTGATTGGGGTGCCGTAGATCGCTTCTGTGCCAGCCCTCGCATCGCAGGGAAAGCATTCCGCCACCTTACCATAGCGGAGCTGAAGACGCTCCGAGTGAAGATGCTTTCAATCCGCAATAAGGCAGAAAGGGTCGACGAAGCTAAGCGTCGTATAGAGATTGCAGAGACGCATACCAAAGGTCAGATGCCAAGTTAAGACGACTAACCCACTCAATAACTAACTTAATAAACAGAAGTATGGAAGACGTACGAACCGTCCAAATGACGGATGCCGAATGGCAAGAATTCCAGTCTCTGAAGAGAGAGCAGGAAGAACGGAAGAAAGCCCAAAAGCGCAAGGAAGATCGTGAAGCTTATCGAGACCTCAGCGAGGGTGCTGTAGATGACCTCTTCCCTGAAGTTGAAGCTCTTTATGAGCATATGCAAGAGGTGAAGAAGAAGGTGATGGAACGATTCCTGTCAATTCTCAAAATGAGAGACGAAGCCTTTGGTACAGACAGCAAGCAGGGACAGTACACCTTTATAAACGGAGGACGCTCCCGACGTTTTACCGTCGGGCGGTACAAGAAGTTCATGCACGACACCACAGCAGAGGCTGGTATCGAGATGGTGAAGGGGTACCTAGAAACATTGGGTACAGACAGCGAGACTCAGAAGCTCGTCCGCATCATCCTTGACTTGCTGAGTGAGAATGCCCAGGGTGAGCTTGAACCTGACAAGATCCTTCAGCTGGATCGCTATGCTGAGGAGTTCGGGAATGAGGAGTTCTCCGAAGGGGTGAGAATCATAAAGGAGTCGCTGATCTTCGACTGGACGAAGTATTTCTTCAGAGCTCAGAAGAAGACCGAAGGCGGGGCTTGGAAGAGCATCCCACTATCAATGACCGATGTAGAGTAGTAAAGATGGAACAACGTCATTTGAGGCTCTCGGCGGACGATCTGTGGAAGAGCTGGGATCCATCACGACAGAGTGGTCATAAAGGGGACATCCTCCATGCTTATACCGGTATTGGGTCTGTCTATCTCGAAGAGCATAAGCCTGAGGGTATCTGGATCATAAAACCCTGCTGGGAGCTTCCTCGGTATGTCGCAAGGACAGAGCAACGAGCAATCCACCTTGCGGTATTGTCTTTCCTTCGGGCGCTACGATCTGCAGTCACGGATTTCGTCTGCCTCGCTAAAGTGAAAGTGGATGATGAGGATGCCAACGAGGAAATGTGTGACATCCTCGACCTACTATCCCCCAACGAAGAAGAAACAGAAGAATACAGCTATGAATAAATGGTATTTGTGCAAAGTGTCCTATGAGCGTCAAGCTGACGAGATGGGCATGAAGAAGGTAACGGAGGGTTACCTCGTCGATGCGCTCAGCTTCACAGAGGCAGAGGCTCGTGTAGTGAAGGAGATTACCCCCTTTGTCTCCGTGGGGGTGCTGGAGGTGGTGAATATCCGCCCGATGCGCCTCGCAGAGCTCATCCTTGACGGGGAGTCAGGTAAGTACTATCGTGCGAAGGTGGATTTGAACACCATCGACAGTGCTGGGCAGGAGCGTAAGGTTGGTACGGCGATGGTCGTACAGGCAGACTCGCTCCTCGAGGGCACTAAGTCGCTCTTGGCGCATCTGGATAATGGGGTGTCAGCCTACGAGCTGGTAAGCATCAGCGAGCTCGATATCCTCGACGTGTTCCAATATATAGCACCGCCCGCCGAATGATCATAGCAGTAGACTTCGACGGTACGCTGTGTGAGAACAGATACCCAGAGATAGGCTACCCGATGCCTCGTGCAATCGACAGCATGCGACGCTTGCACGAGGATGGTCACTATCTCATCCTCTGGACATGCCGAACAGGTGAGCGCCTAAAAGATGCTATCAACTGGTTGCTCGAGCGTGGTATCCCGATCGATCGTGTGAACGACCATTGCCCCGAAAACCTTGCCAAGTACGGGGAGGGCGGGATGAAGGTCTATGCCGACCGATATATCGACGACAAGGCAGGCTTCACGTCTTGGTTTGAAGAGATGGAGAAGCTGGGCTACAAGGACTAAGCAGGGCAGGGGGGGGGGGGAAAATTTTTCCCTCTCCCCCCCCCTTCTTTT